GAGAGATAGGGCAGATCGCGGCGGCAAAAAGCCAAACGCGCAAACGACATCTACCCAGTGCGATCTTTCGCGCAATGCCCACCCGGTAGCGAATTTGGAAAACCGCGCTGGTATGGGTAAGACGCAGACCACCAGTAGCCAGTGCAGCTTGTCTCGTAGCGATAGCGATCCCTACGGACAGCAGAACAAGATCGACCCTGGTTACAACATGGGCATTCATCCGAACACCGGAAGGTCCAAGAGACGGTAACAATGAATGGCCGCTCCTCCAACCCCAGCACCGCCGCTGCCGCCGCAAGTAGAAGCGCAAGCTTCGCAGCCGCAGATGCAGTCCCTGTTTTCCGCACAGGGTGTTCCACAGGAACAGCCGGGTATGCAGACCGTGCAGGGGATCAGCGGCACGCTCGATCAGTTAGAGCAAATGCTCAAGGGGTTAATGGCGCAACTGGAACATTTCGATCCAAACCTGAAAGCTTTTCTGGTCCCGATGGCCAACGCGGGCGGTATCTGGAAAAACGCTATCGATCAACTGCGGCAGGCGTTATCCAAGAACACGCAGCAGTCGGGCATGGCCACAGGTTCGCCGGAAGTCCCACAGCAGCCGCCAATGAATCCTGGGGCACCGCCGCCGAACCCCAATGCGATATGAGGAGCCGGGCATGAAACGCGGGAGAAAGAAGTCCAGCGGGAAGGACCAGTACGAGCGACTGTACGGCAAAGGCCGTGGTGGCCGAAAGAAGAAAGGGAGGTACTGACAATGGCCGGAAAAGGATACGGAAAACGGGGCAAGAAGCGCGGTACCAAACCGGCTACCCGTCGAGCCCACAAGATGTTGAAGAGAGACAAGAATCGAGTCTAACGATGGCCTTCGAAGACATAGTGAAAAGTATCACCGACGAAGCAGATCGGACCTCCGTGGCCGCGCTGGCCGTGAAGTATCCGGTTCTGAAAGACTTCGCCGAGATGGGCGAGAAAGCCAAGGCAGCCCGCCCGTTTGTCGATCAGATCGCCAAGATGTACAACCGGCAGGATCTCGATCTACCCGAAGTAGCCAAGTTGGCCGCTGGCTGGGAAAACTGGAAGCAGACCGAATGGGATGCCGAAAGCAAGATGACGGTCGGCGAAAAGAGGGCCAAGGCCGCTCTGGATGAAGTCAATGCCCAGTTGACGGAATTGCAGGGAAGAGGGGAGACGGAGATGACGATCGAGGAAGTTAATCAGCATGTAGCTAAGATCCTGTCAGAACAGGGCGTAGTGACCAGGGAAGAACTGAAAAAAGTTTTGCCGCTGGATACGTTCTTCGACAAGGATGGAAAGTCCATCGTAGCCACCAAGGCCGATGTGATGGACGCCCACAATCGTCTGGCAGGCCGCTTCTCGGAAGTGTACGGCGAATTGACGCCGGAGTTCGCTAGCCACTACCAGGATTTCAAAGAGCCGATCGACTTCAAAAAAGTCGAGGCCGTCATGATCGAGTACGCCAAGAACAACGGTGGCCGGATGATGGGGGCTAAGGCCGCGTACCGGGAAGCGTATCGGGACAAGTTTGAAACCCGCGAAAAAGAGCAGCGTCAGGCTGAGATTACAGCCGCTGAAGCGCGTGGCGAGGAAAAGGCCCGCAAGTCATTCCAGCAGTCTTCTAGTGGTCATGCCATTCCGGTGGACAGCCGTGGCGGCCTGGGGCACATGGGTCCGATACAGAAGCGCTACGTTTCGAAACAGGTTCCCGCAGCGGATGGAAAGCCGGTAGAAGCGCCGCTGGGCAAGGGAATGCTATCGCGCCTTGCTGCCCAAGAGCACGCCGAGAAGCAGAACAACGCCGGAGCGGCGTAAATTTTCCGATGGAATTAGGAAACCAATTCGAGCGGCTTGAACCGGCGCAGGTAGTCGATGGCGGCGAGGAGAAGGGCAGGGTCGTCCTTAAAAGCACCGAGACCAAGATTGCAGTGATGACAGAGCAGCATTCGAATTTGGTGCGTAACATGATCGTGGTCCACATGCAAACTGTTCGTACGGCGATTAAGGCCATCTGGCGGTCTGCCGCAAATAGCACAAAGACCTTTTTGCTCGGCCATCATTCTGTCGAAAGTATCCATGTCGAGGCCGTAGGCCCAGCGAATGTTATGTGCCTTAGTGGCGCGTTTAGTTTCCACCGCAAGTTTCATTTCTTCCATTCCCTGGAGTGGAGTGAATTCTACTTGCGTGCCACGCTTATTGGGATTTTTATCGCAGCGAGGAATATGCTTCTGCATTTGCCTGGCGCTGAAGAGTACGCCGCAATATTCGCATGGCGTAAGAACCCAGCGGCCTGGGCGAATTTTGGCTGGAGACTTAGGTCGGTTCTCTGCATGCCAACGGGCCATACCCAAAGAGGCGCACGCCTTACAAGTATTGTCGTAGCCGGATCTCTTCGAACGGCTAGCCGGAAAATCCGTTTCGATAAGCTTTGGTTTATAGCAGCGGGAACAAAACTTCTCTCCGGTAGCAAGAGGAGGTCTCTGTTTACATTCCTGCCAATGTCGCTGCATGTAGCGATTCATTATCTGCCCGGAGCAGAAGGGGCATGGGAGTATTCTCAATGCGCCAGTGGATCGTTTTGGGTTGGTCGTTTTGGACATATCGGTAGATGCTTTCTCAGGTCTCTGGTGCCGAATGGTTTCCTGCACCAGCCACAGGGGGTTAATACTGTGGGCCTGCCGCGTTTTGGTTTTCTATTTGATGCCACAAAAGAATTGTACGGCATTCTTGAATTGGTGTCAATAAATAATTTTCAGGAGGTGCTAGTGTGAGTTTACAACTCACGGAATTGGATTAACACAATAGTCCCTTGGCCGAGAAATCGGCCTTGAAAAACCATGTGAATAGCTGGGAAGCCTAAAACCAAAAAAGGTCATGGTAATCAGCAGCCAAGTCCCGATGGGGAAAGGTTCAACGACTATGGCGAGAGCCAGTAGGATCAAGCGATCCGAAGCGCATGGCACCCTCAAGGGTGATGATATAGTCTGCTCTGCATTGGAAACTTGCAGAAGACCAGCAGTAGCGAAGCTGGCCGCAACATAAAGGGCGTACGTCTACGACAAAATCGTTGACAAGACAACGGATGTTATCTACGCAACCAGTCCCGTCTTCACTCGTTTGTCTCAGCAGAACGCCGAGCGTTTTAGCGGCAACACGCAGATCCGCCGACCGATCATTGTTGGCGAGTTAAGCGGCGATGCGTTGGCCCGTGGCGAAACCATGGACATCGACTTCGTGACCACGGATGCGGCCATCACCGCCCAGTTGAAAGTCTACTGGGTAGCGATCACTGTATTCGGCTGGGACGCGATGAACAACGATGGCCCAGAGGCGATCTTCAACCAGGTGGAGATGAAATTCCTCAACGCCTCGCTGAAGATGGCCAAGCTGCTGGCGACCAATATGTACTTGAACGGCCAATCATCGACGGGCCGGATCAAGCACATTAACGGTTTCGCGGAGTGGTATGACGACGGAAACCTGTTCACCACGATCGGCGGACAGCTCCGTACGGACATCAACGGGCAGGCGACGGGGACCGCTGGCGGGTTGAATGCGTACACCGCTACCCTGACCTCGTTTACCCTCCAATCGCTGAACACCGCCTACGGGAACGCCTGCTGGGGTCCCGATCACCCGGACATCATCCCGGTAACCCAGAACGGATGGAACCTCATCTGGAACGGTCTACAGCCCTCCCAGCGGTATCCCAACGTCGAGAACGACCTGGGGAATATCGGGTTCGTGAATTTCCGCTTCAACGCCGCCGATGTCGTGATCGACCGGTATCTGCCGACCGGAACCAATGGCGTGGCGTTCGGCATGAACACCAGCTATATCGAGTGGTATTTCTCGCAGGTGCCACTTTTCCAATTCGGGTGGACAGGTTTTAAAGGAGTGAATAACTCCATCGACGCAACGGGCCAGTTCCTGGTGGGATCAAATATAATGGTACCCTCGCCCAGAACGGGCTTCAAGCTCCTAAGTACCTTATTCTAAATAACTTGTTTATGTTGACGGAAACAATCTGAATGTTGATAGCGCACCGCCAATTGCGGTGATGGTTGACTAAGGAGACAAAGACGTGACTACGCAAGGCATCGCAACAATGCTCGGCACCGGAGTCAAGTTCAAGGGCTACTCGCTCTCGTTCAATGACTTCACTACAGCCGGTCTGACGCAGACTTTCACGCTGACCACGTTAGCCCAGGGCAGCTTCATTTTCTACATCCGGGTCAAGCATTCGGTGGCCTTCGCCGGTCCATCGGTTACGGCTATGAAAGTCAGGGTTGGGAAATCGGGCGGAACGACGAACTTTTTCGCCAACGACTTTGACGTATTCCAGGCCGTGGCGGACAGCACGCTTTTGGAGGTCATGACCCCGCCGATGGGGCAGCTATCGGCTGCCACCATAACCGCGACATTCACGGCAGTCGGGGCCAATGTCAACGTGTGTACGGCTGGCATCGTGCAGATCGATATCTGTGCGGCAGCGGTCACCACGCCAACGGCCACGAGCCAGTACAGCTCCACCAACGTTCTCTAAAGGAGGATTGACATGGCGAATCAGCCAGTAGTTTGGGCCATCCTCCCCGGAGGATTCAAGTTGTGGGCAGGGGATAACCTGCCCACCGTAGCCGGTGACGGAACCTACCAACTAGGCGATTATTTCTGGATCACGTCGGCGTCGTCACCTGGGCTGGGTACCGGCCTTCAGGGTGTATACCGGTGCTCGGTCGGCGGCACTCCTGGGACGTGGGTAGCGACTGGGATGTCAACCGAGCCGATAGTGTTTGCTAACGTCTACACCTCGACATCGGCACCCTACATCACCGGCTCATCCGTGCTGCTTTTCACGGCTGACGGGCCATATCAAGTTGCTGGAGTATCGGAGCGCCATGGGTTCCTCGGATCTTGTTTCGCGATGATCCAGAAAGTTCCGGTTGGCTCCGCGATTGGCTCGAACATCAACCTGTTACAGTCAACGCTCGATCTCACTGCGACCGTAGGATCTACCCGTGTGGGTACGCTGGTGGCTGTGGCATCAGGCTTACAGTTGGCAACTGGCGACCAACTATTCGCGGTCTTTACGCCGCTTGGCAACATGATCGCCGGTCAACTGGGGATTACCGTTACCCTGCAAAAACTATAAGGAGACGAACACTTTTATGGCACTTCAAGCACAAACTCTTGCTGGTGTAGAGTCCGACAATTACGCGCAGGCGAGCGTGGTTCTGGAGTTCGCGAACGCCTACACCTCAACGGCGGCCCCCTACATTACCGGTTCGTCTATCCCGCTATTTACGGCGGATGTTCCGTACCAGGTAGCTGCCGTCCTAGAGCGGCATGGATTCCTTGGGTCCTGCTTTGCGATGATCCAAAAGGTTCCAGTCGGATCGGCCATCGGCTCGAACATCAATCTAATGCAATCCACCTTGGACCTTACGGCAACCGTGGGATCAACCCGAGCCGGTACGCTAGTTGCCGTGGCCTCGGGGTTGCAGCTTGCCGCTGGCGACCAACTGTTTGCGGTCTTCACGCCGCTGGGCAATATGATCGCGGGCCAGTTGAACATCACCGTCACCCTGACCCGTCTCTAACCAGTTCTCCCTGTAGTCCTGGCAGCCCGGCCTCGCAAGGGGCCGGGTTTATTTTTCTCTTGACACGTCCAATCATTGGACGTATAGTATTTCCATGAGACCCGAGGCAACCAAGCACTTCCTCTGTAGCCTATCCTGGCGTCTCAGTTATCCCCTGTCATCTTTAAGTTTGTAATTTTCTGGTGGGAACGGGCAATTGGTAGCCCAGCACACTGCTAATGTGCCGTACCTTCACTGGACATCAGAGTTCGAATCTCTGTCCCACCGCCAGTTCTTTGACATTGGGTTCGTAGACGTGTATGGCGCATGGCCTGACTGTAGATCAGGTAGCCCCTGCGGCTCCACTCTGTTCGATTCAGAGCGAACCCACCAAGTTATGTGCCCCGGTTTCCGATGGTGAGGATAGCGGCTTCCAATACCGCGATTGGGTGTTCGAATCACCCCTGGGGTGCCAATGCCCGAGTGGTGGAACGGCAGACACACTTGCCTTAGAAGCAAGCGCCTTTTGGTGTGAGAGTTCAAATCTCTCCTCGGGTACCAATCTTAAGCGCTGGAAGCTAATCGGCTAAGCGGCGGACTGCAAACCCGTCAATGGTGAGTTCGACTCTCACCCGGCGCTCCATGCGGAAGGTGCTGCTAAATGGCTGGCAACCGGTCTCGAAAACCGGGGTACGTAGAAGTGCGTAGGCGTTCGATTCGTCCACCTTCCGCCAAAGCCATAGGCCCGTAGGAGAACGGCATATCCCGCTCGCTCAAAACGAGTTGCGTTGTGGGTTCAAATCCCACCGGGCCTACCATAAAAATACCTCTTGACAAACTAAATCTCTTGTCTTACCCTTGGAATCGGGTAACAGCCTGAGCGGTTAGGTTTTCACGTCAGGGGAATACCGGGCCGCACGTAATCATTAAATACACAGCGACGATGAAAGCAATAACTCATTTCGGGACGGAACCAACAGCGCCGCAGGCGAGAGTCAATAAGCCTGCCCGCGATCACCCGTCACCCTGAGTGGGATCATATTTTTGGTTCTTCAGGGCCAGCGGGTAAAATCGCTGGCCTTTTTGTTTTTGTGGGGATAGGGTAGTCCGGTTTAGCCCACCTGCCTTGGGAGCAGGTTCTCGTGGGTTCAAATCCCACTCCCCGCACCATTTGTTTCGGGGCTTAGCCTAGCGGTCTCAGGCCCTGGTTTCGGGAACCAGTTACGGGTGTTCGACTCACCCAGCCCCGACCATGATCTTTGACAATTGCAACTGTGGTTGCTGATGCGGGTAGAGCCAATGCACAGACAAGACTCATAACCTTGTCCGCGTCGGGGTAGCACCGACACCCGCTACCAAATTGATCGGGGTTGGCCGAGCGCCTTTAGGCATCTGCCTTCCAAGCAGAACAGACGGGTTGGACTCCCGTACCCCGACCCAATGCTGGGTTCGTCTAGCGGCTAGGATTGGGCTTTGCCATAGCTCAGACAAGGGTTCGAGTCCCTTACCCCGCACCAAGTTTATGCGAGCCGTGGGTCATCCAAGGGGGCTTGCAAGATGACATCTGGCCCGGCCTCTTTAATTAGAGCGATGCCGTGGAGTGGTCCCAGCCGGGGAATAACTGACCACCTAGAGCCCCCGTATACAACCAAGATTTTCTGGGTTCGTTCAGTGGCCAGGACCGCTGGCTTGTATCCAGCAGACTGGGGTTCGAATCCCCAACCCAGATCCATTTTATTCTGGCGTAGCACAGTGATAGTGCAGGACACTCGTAACGTCCCGACGAGAGTTTAATTCTCTCCGCCAGATCCAAGCTGGGGAGGTCGCCGGTTCGAATCCGGCATGGTCCCTTCGGGGGCCATTAGC